GCTTATTTAACAGTCTTTGCATAGGTCTGGCTCTTGATATATCTGATTTTGGATAAGGAGTGCCAGTCCAGATATTTGGAAGGGGCACTATGGGATATTCATCGGTATTGAGTATCTGTTCATATAGCACAACCTCACCCATCGACGCACACACTTTTACACGAGTTTGTAAAACTTCTACTGCGGTAAACGCTCCAATGTCAAAAGCATCTGAGTTTTCTTCAAAAAACTTTAGATACTCTTCTTGAGATAGTATCTCTTCATCTTGAGTTTTCATGTCAATAATTCTATAATAAGGAACTTTTACTTTGTAAAATCTTTCTAATACTTGATATTTCTTTACTTGGTAGTAATCTTTATCCTTTACATCTGCTGGGGTAAACACAGTCATAGAGTTTCTGTTTTGAGATGAAGGATAGTCCTCTTCATCGTATGTAAAACCAGATATATCGTTAATGATTCCGGGTATAGTTTCTCCTGTTTCTGGATCAACCCTGTCTCCTAATTCTGGGTAGAGGTTGACGGCTTGCTCACCTGTTAAGATGGTGGAAAGGATAATACCATCAGAATCGCTAAACCAACGATCACGAGAGCTAGGAGAAGCATATACTCTAAACGGATCGACATAGGTAAACTTAACGTCACCTCTACCAAAATCTGATTCGGAATCTATATACGCATATAGATAACCCATTCCTGTGGTAGCATAATCCTGTATAGCCTGTTTCATTTGCCAGTCACCATCAGAGTTTTGCCACACGTAACCCATGATTGTTCTCCATAGAGTAGCGACCTGCACGTCTGAGTCTTCTCTTGGGGT